ATAGTCTCTGTCGAGGTAGCAATGTGATCTTCAGCCCAGTCATGACCGTTTTCTATTAATGCATTGATTTCGTCTTCGTTTTTCTTTAAAAGAATTTCACATTGTCTATGAATTTGTTTTAAATTACTAAAAAACATATAATTTTTAGAACGCTCGGAATCTAAAGCTCCTTCCTTTAAAAGGAATTTTTTAAATGAATCTGAATATGACATAAATTATTTTTTAATAGTATAATACAGTTATATCTCCTGCTGCTGAAGCAGACACGTATGATAATTGAATTGGAAATATGTTATGATTCTGATTTGGTTCATGAAAATCAACAGCATTATATCCTTGACCGTTGGAAGCGGTAATAGCTACAGATCCTGTATTCATTACTAAAAATCCTGCGTTATTAGCAAAGCTTCCTGTTAGCGTTAATGGATTATTTAAAGTTGCTGTTACACGAACAGTTCTAGAAAAAGACCCATTTTGGTCAGCTTGATGATATGCATTTTGATACGAATATATTGGATTTACTGGATTAGCATCTGGCATGATTTATACTTTTTTAAGTTCTTTAATTAATTCGTGATAGCGTAACAAATTCAATACATGATTGTCTTTAATTGCTTTAACAGAAGCTAACTCTTTTAATAAATTAGTCACTTCAGTTAATTTAATTTTTACTACAGCATCATCTACTTTAGCAGTTAATGCCTTTAATTCTTTTTGAAGTTTAGTAGATTCTTTAACAATAAAGTCTTTTAAATCTGGCCCGTCGGAAACTGTATTAATATAGTTTCTTAAGATTGATTTTTGACCTTCATTCAAATTTGAATATTTGTCATTGAATTTATCAACTAAAATTTTATAAGATAGTAAACGAACATCTTTATCTTGTTTAACAAAATCAGACATTTCATTTAACTCAGCTTTTACCTTAACTTCTTTACGAGTTATATGCTCTATAATAGTATATCTATTATTAACAGACTCGGTAGGGTTATCAGCAATAGTAAATTCAAACAATTTATAAATTGCAGCTAGAGTTTTATAGTTATTTACTTTTGATTTGAAAAAGTCTTCAACATTATAAGTGTCTCTGATTTCTTTGATCAAGTTATATTTTTGTCTGTTTAAAGTTGCTTGGTTAATTTGCGATTTTGCCACTAACACTGCTTCAATTAAATGATTAGCTTTTTCTTCTTTTGTGAAATGCTCTTTAACTAAAGTTTGATACAAGTTAAGTTCTTTTGCTAATGTTGTAGATTTAGCAAAATACTTCTTGATAAGTGGAATCGCCTTTGAATCATTATTGTTCAAAGTGTCGGACGCAACTTGGCGAACAAGTAATTCGAATAGTACGCCGGTGTTTTTAAACTTTGAGTGCTTTAAATTTTTCATTCAGGCTATGTGTTTCTTTTTAATAATAAATATGAACTTTCTAATGTTTTAATTTCCTTCTGGCAAAATACTTGCCTCATCATCTATACTGGTTTGTTCCGACAATAAAGTCGCTTTTTTATTCACAAATTTTTCTAATCCGTATTTTTTAATTAAATCTACAGATTCATTTCTTGCGTTTTTCCAAGCTACTTTACCAATTGGATCGTATCCTCTAGGATGATCGTGAGTATTGTATTTCATTCCTTCTTTAGGTCTTCCAGCTCCTGGCCATCCTCCTTCAGGTACTTCAGGCGTTTTTCTATTTTTAGAACGTTTATCATATTTCTTTTCTAGGTCTTCATCAATGCCTTCCCCAAATGGATTAGCTCCTGCAGGTTCTTCTTCAGCTCCCGCTTCACCTCCAGCATCTTCTGCTCCTGCTTCTTCACCGCCTTCTTGTTCTTCTTTCTTTTTATTAAATTCATCTAAAGGATCTTCACCTTCGTCTGCAATTTTAGTCATTCTGAAAGTTTCTTTTTGATCTTGAATTATTCCTTGAACTATATTTTCAATTTCATCATCTGCAAAGTTAAATATATTTCTGAATATCCAATCTTTAGAAATTACTTTACCTTCTAACATTGATTTAGCTAAATCAACTTTGGTAGCATATAAAGTTAATTTTTCTTGCTCGTAAATAGTTGACGGAGAAGTCATTGACAATTCAAAATCAGCTAACTCTGAATTTTCATAACCTTGAGCAGATAAATGCACAATAGCTATTTTATATAATTCAGAAATTACAATTCTTTGAATTCGCTCAATAGTTCTAGCAAAACGAACATCTTCTGCTGCAAGAGTTGCTTTACCTCCTACTCCTTCTTCATATCCTAAAAATGCTTTTGGCACTTTCAAAGCTGCCATCATTTTATTTCTTAAATACTCAATATCGTCAATACCTGTAAATTCCATTCCAGCTAAAGTGTCAATTTCAGTTCCAGAAGCTCCACCCCTTACAGGTAAGAAATAATCTTCTAACATATTTTGCATGTTAAATTTAAGATTATATTCTCCAGTAGCTTGATCTACAAAAGGAGTCTTTTTCATATTATTGACAATTTTCTGCATATACGCATCAACTTCATTAGGCGGAATATTACCTACATCAATTTTGAAAATTCTCTTTTCAGGAGCTCTCATGATTCTATGAATCAACATAGCATCTTCCATTAAGGTTAATTGTTTCCAAACTTTTCTACCTCCTTCAATCATTGATCTACCATATGGTAAAAAGTTTGAGTCAGTTAACAATCTAAAATGTGCAATTTCAAAGTTTTCGTAAGTAATACTTTCTCCTCCTAATTGCTTAAATTGAACTGCATATGGATTATTAGGGTCCATACCTTCCTCACGAATAATTTCATATGCTGATAATGGAACTACATTGATAACTCCAATCTCTTCAGCTACGTCTAATTTTAAATATAAATCTCCATACTTACACATATTTCTAACCCATGGCCATAAATTAAATTCTATATTTAAAATGTCATAGAATAAATTGTGAAGTATCTTTTTTGTATTTTCGTCATTACTAGTTATTCTTAATACATCTCCAAAGTCATCTTTCATCACAGTTTCATCTGCGTAAATATCTAGAGTTGAATTAATAATAGCATCTTGATCCATTGTTTCATAATCTGTATACAATTCTACTTTTGAAGAAAAGTAATTGTAGTTAGGATTGTATGTATTTGCTGAGTATGGACGAACTCCGTGTAAACGAGTAAATCTGTCGGTATATCTCGAATTGTGCGGATTACCCATTGACTGTAAATGGTCATTGTCAATAACTCGTAGTTTATCTTTACCAACTTTACGAACAATTACGTTGTTGTTAAAGAGACGTTTAAGACGACCAAATAATGTTTTTTCTGCCATAATTTAATTAAGTGATTTTAAATAAATATCAATCTTTATAATAACCAGCGTAAATCTTCATCATGACCTTGCCCATTATGTCCTGTATTCATAGACCATCCTACATCACTACGATACCCTGTTGAAAATGCTCCAGCTCCTTTACTAAAATGATCTAAAGTTTTTCTATTCAAATCCATTCCTTGTTGACGAAGTTTCAATGCTGTATCTCTAATCCAAAGCGTAATACAAAATGCCATGGTTAAATCGTCATTATACCCTCTCTGTGCCTCTGCTCGAGCTCCGTTCCAAATAAATACAAAAAGTTCTTCTATAAGCCTTTTGCTACGAATTACTGGAATTCGCTCTCTCATATAAGTATCTAATTTTGATATCACTAATGGCCTTGTTCTAGAAGAAGTTGTAAATCCAGGAGTCATTTGAGATGTATCTTTTAAATCTACATATCGAGCAAGTTGCTGGGAGACATCTGATACCCCACCGTCTTTAGGAGAATAGTAGATATTTTTATATTGTCTATCTATTGCTACCTGAATAGATGCCCACCCAACATTTGCATTTTCAATTACTAATAATGCATCATTATATTCTGTTGCTACATTTACTAAAAGATTACCATAATCCTTAGTACTCATCTGTCCTTTATATTCTGCTACCTGAGTAACTGACTCTACATCTAATACGTGGAATGCAGAATAATCTCCTCCATCTCCACGAGCAACGTCAGCTACTACAATGTAATCTCTTGTGTAATCAGGCTGTTCCCATATCCATAAATTACCATCTATACCTCGTTTTTCTATAGGCTCTTGAATAGTAGTTTGGTTATACCATTGTAATAGCGCTCCTTCAATTACAGTAGCACCAGATGATATAAAGTCACAATCACATTCTTGAGCAGCTCCTTTTGGACCTAATAAACCATCTTGTTTATCGCGCCAAGTTTGGTCTCTATCAGGATGCACAGACCAATGTAGTCTAATTGTGTTAAATTGGTTAGAGCCTTCTTCAGCACCTACCCATGTTTTGTGAAAGAAATTACCAGTACCGTTAGGCGTTGATAATATAATAGCTCCTCCTCCTGTCGCTAGGGTTTGTTGAGCTGATATCCAAATTTCTTCTACATTAGAAATAAAAGCTGCCTCGTCTATTATCAATAAAGACAATGCTTCAGAACGACCAGAGTCCCCTGATGATGAAGTTGCTTTGATTTGAGAACCATTATTTAATCTTAATGATAATTTATTATCTTCTGTAGCTGGTAATTTTAACCATGAAGGTAAATTTTCATACATTACCTTTACTTTTAATACTAAGTTTTTAGCAACCTCTTGTTTAGTTGCAATAACTAGAATATTTTTATCGCCAAAGAAAGTCATTAGCCATAAAGCATATCCCGCAGATAAAGTTGAAATACCTAACTGCCTAGACTTTAAAATTACATTATAATCAAAATCTCTTAAATCACGTAACGCGTCTTCTTGAAATGGATATAAGTGAAAAGGAATTTTACCTTTTTGTGGATGTTGAATCTGACAATACTTCTTCATGAAGTGTACTGGATCTAACAAGCACTTTTTATATTCCTCCTTAATAATATCTTTTAAAGACTTATTTGTATTTGACATAAATTTTTATTTTACAAATAGGTAGAGCGAAGTTGCAATTCCTACAAATGTACCTACTTTATAAAGGAAAGTTTTAGTTCTTTGACCTTTAAGTTCTTTATGTAAACTGTTTGTTAGTTCTTCTGACACTTTTAATTGCGCGTCTTTTTGAC